GGTTTAGAGAATAAGCATTACCACCTAAAGATGCATAAGGTGGTTGAGCAAATGCGGCATACCCAAACACTATACTACCTCATCTGCTGGTTCTGGTATGTTGCCTTCTTCAAGCCATATTAAGTAGGCTTGGTAATCGGTATTAGCTTCTACCATTGGTATAAAAGCACCGTCTGATATACGTTTAATATATGTTGATTTTCCAAAAGCTGTGTCTGGTAAAAGTTGATACATTATAACTCCGCTGATGCAATAATATTTGGAACAGATGCTCCACAAGAAATCCAATTTGGAACTACATTAAAAGTAGCTCCAGTTAAATAAAAACCAGTTATGTTTGTATTAATAATTGATATAGGGTTAACTGCAATAGTTCCAGTAACAGATGCAGCTACAATACCAAGTTGCTGTGCATTCCATTGAGTTCCAGTTGGACTACCGCTATTTGTATATGTTGCATTTGTATATGGAGCATTAAGTGTTGGTGTTGTTCTTAACGTGGCTGGAATATAAATAGGTATTAAAACTGCAGCTGCTGGTCCTATAACTGGAATATTTGGATTTATTGCGTAACAATACCTCTGACAATTAGCCAATTCCTGATTATAAAGTCTGCGTTCAAACGGTGTTGCTGATGTGCCTATTTCTAGTTGGACACCTGTGATGTAGAAGGTTGCTCCGTTTGTGCCTACAACTGATGTTGCACCTGTAGGTTGAATATAATTTGCACCAGCCCATGCACCTGCTGTTCCACTATATGTAGAACCACACCCAAGAGAAAGATTAAGACCAATACCTAATCCATTTGTTGCACCTATCCAAGTTCCTGTTGTATCTCCTGCTATAGTTATTGATATTTGTGTCCAAGTATTTGCAGATGAAATAGTATATGAAAAAGGATAGCTTCTATTATTGGCGTTATTTTTTAACGAGCCACCAAAAGTTCCTGTTAATGATGAACGAATCCAAAATGATAAAGTAACTGTTTTAGCAGTAGATTTTCCAAAATCTAAATCTGCGGTATTAAATCCTTCTATGCCTTGATATATATTAAAATAATCTGACGCACCTACAGTTGTTGATGCTAAAGAAGTAATACCTAAATAATTTGTAAATCCAGCTGGAGGTGTAACACCTCCTGCATTTTGTTGAACAGAATATTTTGATGCTTGTGACATATCAGTATACCATCTATCACATGAATAATAATTAGCTGAAGTAACTGTTGTGCTTGCACCGTTAGCTCTCTGGTCAATCATCATAGCACCATTTATCAGTTTATTTTTAAGTACATAAGGACTTGCAGCGGCTGGCTGTAACGAAGAATCGTTAAATGTTACACCATTTGTTCCATCCAAAATTAAACTCATTTAGAAAACTCCCAACTAAAACCTTTGTTAAATTTATTGGTTAAACACCATTGTTTTATACTATGTCTATCTGATTTAATAAACCTACCAGCTTCTGCTAAAGAAACAAATGTAAGTTTATTACCATTTTTATCCGTTGCTATTACACCTTTAGATGGTTTACCACCACCCTCTGGTCTTTGTCTTCCATACAAAGGACTATCTTTTCCTTTTGGCTTAGAAACTCCACGCATTGGACTTGGCTTCCCCCACATTGGGTTATCTTTGCCTTTTTTACCTACCCATGGTCTTTTAACACCTTTTTGTGGATGAGGCTTCCCCCACATAGGATGATTTTTTCCAGATCCAACTCCTGTGCCGCCAGGGGTAATGTTAACCAATTCAATGCCTAATCTTTTTAGTTGGTCAATTCTTTCTTGTTCACATAGGTAGGCAAGTTCTTCATCAATATCTTTTGCTAAATAGTTTACTATAAATCCCGCTTTATTAACTATATTATGCCAATGTGGATTTCTATTTTTATAAGAAGTAGAACGATAATCCTTGCCCTTTCCTACATAGAAAATGACATTAGTATCTTTACGTATATGTTCATAAACATATGACATTAGTTTGATACTCCATAAGGTGACGCTGCGGCTCCTTGTAAAGATGAGTCGTTATATGTAACTCCGTTGGTTCCATCAAGTATTAAGCTCATGCTACACCTTTAGGATACTTTGTTTTTACTGGGTCAATCATGTCTGTTTTCCATGCATCTATGCCGTTATGGTAAATATAGTCTAATTGGTCTGCAATAGATGGATATTCTTTGGCTCTTAAATCTTTATATGCTTCAGATGCAATTAAAGTTTCTACTGCGTTATTATCGTATGTAACTTCTTGTTCATCTTTATCGTATGCAACATCACCACGAATAACAGTTACGTTAGGATAAAGTTTATATATAGCTGAATGTTTATCCATTATGCTTTTACCTCTATTAATGTAATAGTTGATGTCGCTGCAACAGCATAATTGTAATTTAAATAAACAGTAGAACCACCATTATTTGTATAAGCAGACATAGTAAAATTATACGTAGTTGCAGATGTTGTAGCAGGTGAATCAAGATAATTTAATGCAGAATATGTTCCATTGGTTTGTGTTGTTGCTCCAGCGGCATACATATATAATGCGGCAACACCAGATTGTGCAATTCCTGTAGCACCTCTTGCAAGTCCAATACCTCCACCAGAATCTACTGTTCCATTTCGTAAAATCCATGTATTTGCAGAAACTAAAACAAGTATTTTATTAGAACTACTTGTTGGTGTAATTGTTGCAGCAAGTCCCGTGTTAGTTTGTGAACCAGATGTAGTAGAAAAATATGGTGTTCCAGCAGTTCCAGTTACAACACCTTGCACTACTTGTATAATACTTCCTGTAGGAAAATTGGTATTACTTGCACTTGTTAATACCGTTCCTGTTGCAGCAGGCAAAGTAAGCGTATTACTTCCTGCAACGCTAGGTGCTTGTAACGTAATTGTTCCTGATGTATCTCCGCTTATAACGAGACTGCTCAAGATTTAGCTCCTTCTAAAGCTGTTATTCTTGCTTTTAGGTCGTTGATTATAATTGTTTGTTCCTGAATGGCGGCTGTTAGAGTAGCTACTAGGAATGATGTGTCTACACCTTGATAAATTGGTTTTCCATCTTTATCCATAGCATCTTTCTCGCCAGTAACTGCTACAGGCAAAATTGATTGCAATTCATGAGCAATAAAACCTTCACAATTTGGCTGTGTTCCACCATGCCCTTCTTTCCATGTCCATGTAACAGGACGCAGTTGTGTGATACGATTAAGTGCATTGGTTAAGGGTTGAACATTATCTTTTAAACGATAATCAGATGTTGCGTTATAGGACGTTGTTGAACCGTTTGAACTAATAGTGCCAGCAGAAACATATGTTGTTCCATTGTCTGTATAAAAAGCAATATGATTTCCAGATGTTCCGCTTAATCCAAGCGCCATATTGTTTGCGCCACGCAATGTAATAAAACCTACTGGCCCTGTTGTAAATCCATTTACACGACTAGCAATTGGGTTTGTTGATGTAGTCCCCACCAACAAATTACCACTAGTGTCTATACGCATACGTTCTGCGCTATTGGTGTAAAATGCTTGATACCCAAGTGAAGAAATTCCTAGATATGTGGATGTAGCACTAAATGAAGCCCATTCTGTTGTAACTGGGTCATTTGTAAATTGAATTTGTCCTATATTGTTAGATGACTGAAGAACCCTTAAACCTATATTATCAGCAGTTCTTGATTTAACTGTTAGTGGACAGCTGGGACTTGTAGTACCAATCCCTACATTCTGTGATGTATCTATAGTAACAGCAGTAGTAGCAGATGCGCCTGTAGCTAATTGTAATTGACCGCTAGTATCCGCAGTCATGTTTAACGCTGTGCCTGATGTTGTTCCTGCTGAAATTATACTTGCCATAATTTACCTTATAATATTACCCATCGGCTACCTGATGGAACTGTGACTGATTTACCTGTTGCTATAGTAATAGGGCTTACTGACATAGCATTTTGTCCTGACGCAATAGTATAACTTGTATTGACAGTATTTGCATTAATTACCAATCCATTAGAGGCAACAATTTCAGGTGCTGTTAAAGC